CCCCAAATGAATATAGATCTTTAGAAGCTTTATAGAAAAAGGGGACACAAAGAAAGTATATTCTGGGAATTGAAAGGCATTCAATTAAGTTTTTCATACTTCCGTTTGTAGTCATCCGATTGTTGTTGTCTAAGGATTCTATCTATATTTTGCTGAGATTCTATTCGCCTTCTATTTGCTTCAGCTTGTGCTGCAAATCCTTCTCCGTCACACTCTAACAATATATCAGCCGCATTCTTTGCCCAAATCATAAAGTCTGGGTTTTCACGATCGGCTCTCATTTTGTTTATCCACTCTCGGAAATTAGGGTTCTCGCGGTAACAACGTTCACTGGCACTCTCTTTTACAGTTTCTTCTGGTGAAGTCGTACAGCCAGAAAGAAAGAGCAGAGGAAGCAAAAATTTAAGTATCGTCATATTTATCTTAACTAGTGGGATGGTGGTTTACATGAGCCTTAGTAGAACTCACCAATAACATCATTAAACACTTTCCAACCTGGACTTAAAATTTTAGTGTTCTCTTTGTCTTGAATGTATAAGTTTGTCGTATCTCTCATAAGAACTGTTCGCAAAGACTTTAATCCTGCAAATCCGGTGATGTCTATCCAGGACCAATCTGTCCCTTCAAAGTTCAGCGTATGCAACCGTGTGGAATTGCGAAATGGGAATGAACTGAACTGACCAATGGACTCACAATCAGTTATCGTTAACACTTCTAGGCCTTTTGCCATTTCATCTGAGAACTTTAGCTCGCACTCAAGTAGCCTTCTCAAAGCCAGCCTTTGAAGTTTGAGGTGGTCTAAGTCAGCCAAGTCAAAATCAGTAACTGGACCATCAATGGACAAGTCGTGAATGCTTGCAGGTAGGAGGTCAAGAGATTGATGCATCAAAGGGATGTAGGGCTCAGGCTTTTTCGTCAGGCCAAACAGGCTTTTTACCGCAGTCCCCAATCTATGAGATATAGATTTTTTGTTTTCACTAGCCACCTGTTCTTTTTCAATATCTAAAAAACGGATGGATAATTTTTTTAGTTTTTGCAAACTCATGATTGACTGATGGGGATCACAATTGCAATAGCAATAAACGACTAACTCTTCGATATTTGTATTTTCTAATACCGAAAAATCTAAATCAATACGGGTCCCTACATGTAGTTTTTTTAGATTCATGCACTTTGCGATGTCATTGAGGTGCTCTTGATTTAGGATTTTAGTGAAAGAGAAAATGATTTCTTCAATATTTTCAACTTGCGATAAGTTCGAAAGATCAAGCGAAGAAAAGGTACTGCGAGCCTTAGCGACTTCCTGGTCCATTCTTAAAACTCGAGTTCTTTTTGTTATCAGTTTTTTATAATCGTTACCGTCAGAAAAGGTACCTGTGATGTACGGCATTACATATCCCTGCTTGATTCATTCAAATCAAAATACAAAAATTGATAATTGCTAAGAAGTGCAAGCTCTTTAGGTAAAAACCAACTTCTTTGCATGGCTTTATATAGAGATTAAAAAGAGCCAAACATTACCCATACATATCAAACCAGTCAATTAATTGAAAATAATTATATCTAATTATTTTCTCCAACTCACATTTGACCATTTATCCACTCTTGCAGAGCAAGCAACTGCCGTGCATTCTCTGCACAGGTTTCTATATTAGCTACATCTTCGGCTAGGACTTCGGCGTCTCGCTCGTAACTTGTAGCGGCCTTGGTGGCACCATCAGAGATGGTGGAGGGTTGCTGAATACCGATTGCTCGATTATGCGCTCGCACTGATTCGGCGCGGATGTGCATCCAGTCAGGGTCATTAACAACGCACTGCTTATCACTGTTCTTTTGAGCATACTTGATCACCTCTTTTTCTATCTCTCGAAACTCAATGCGAATATCAGGCTTTTGGTTAGCCAGTTTTACGGCTAGTTGGAAAGCCTCGTCTTGTTTCTGTTCTACTTTGTCCCATAAGGCGTTTTGCGCTTTTAGGACCTTAGCTTCTGTAGTCGTTACGCCGTAGTCGTAGGAAAGGTAAGCAACGTCACCAAGAACAACAGCAAAGGCAACGGCTTTAAAGAGGGTTAGATACTTACTTAACATGGTCACTCTCCTTGCCAACCGTTTAGACAAACGTCTTGCTCTTTACTTCGGCGCTTAGGAATACCGGCACAGTTGCTTTTTCCTAGTCGGCAATCTTTACCATTCACAAACACCCATCGCGGATACTCATTACAAGCACCAGTGCGATCACCGCGGTTAAAATTTTTCAGCAACGTAGAGCGAGCGAAGTTACCTGCACCAAGGTTATAAACAAAGCTCACCATCATGTCGTACTCGCCTTGGTTTGGTGTTTGGGTGATACGCTTGTTAACTACACGTTCAGCGGCAGATACACTTTCAACAAAGCTTTCAGCGGCTTGTTTTTCGGTAATATGTGTATCCTTGGTCACGCCTTTGGTATGACCTAGACCGACAGTCCAAACGTTCGCACTGCATTGGTAGGACTTAAGGCGGCAACCTTCTTCATTAGCGATGTGACGTAAACCGTTTTCACTAACACTTAGCTCTGAGTCAATGGTGAAGACAATCGCAAGAACTGAAGTGACAGAGCACACCACCGCCTGTATTGCTTTGGTTTTTAAGCTCATACTGCGCCGTCCTCTTGAGAGTTCAGCTTGTCTAGCTTAGCTTGGTTGAGTTTGGTGGCTACGGCATAGTGGCGAATAGCCATAACACCTGAAACGATACCCACTGAGATTGCGATAAGCTGGGCAATATCGTTCACACCAAAGCTGATTAGGGTTGCACTAACAGACGTTAGAATTTTCTTTAGCCCAGTGATGTCTAGCAAAGAAACCACTAACGCTTTGACCTCTGTTTGATTCATTGATTTTTCTCTCGTAACTAGTGATTAGTGCCCCACAAAACCAGTGTATAGAGCTGAGGTTTAAAGGGTACTTATGGCATTTCTAGTGCACAGATATAGAAGTTTGGGAGGACAAAAAGAACAAACCCAGCGGCTAGGCTGGGTTTGGTGGTTAGTTGGTGGGTGCTTCGGGGTATGGGTTCTCTGCTTTGATTTTGGCTTCTAGCTCATCGATGCGTTCGGAGAGCATTTGTACTTCATCGGTTTTGCCTTGCCGCTGTTTACGAGCAAGCTCACTTTCTAGCGGATCGGTGAGCTGGGTATAAAGCGCTGAGCGAGTGGCATCCACTTGCGCATAATCATGAATGTATTTATTGCTAACGTTGGTTACCCAAGAATCATTAATCCACTCATCCCATTGCGTCAATGGTTGTTCTAATGTGTATTCGCCAGCGACCATCGAGGCATCATCAAACACTTTCGATTCTTGGGTTTGCTTATGGTAAGCCGTCACTTCAACGGGCTTTAATTCAACATGCCATTTTTGATTTTTGACATCAAATTTGGCCTGTTCGGTTTCTTCGTCATAAGTGGGTTTCACTACCCACGTAGAAAACTGAGGCAAGATACATTCATCATATCCAGACACCTTGTGAATTTGACTTTCCCCCGTATAGATTAGGGTGTTGTAGTCGTAGTGATAGGCTATTTTCATTACATCCAACCTCGGTGAATTTTGATAGAAAGGTTCGCGGTATATGGACGATTTTCGGATGCGACAGGAACGACATTAGAGGCTTTAAACTCAATCATATCTCGATTAGTATTCACCGAACTGACCGACGTTGGATAAGCAACCGCCCCACCGCCATCCGGAGCATGAAATACACCAAGAGGATTTAAGAAATCAGCGCCTTGATTATTGTTGTAGGTAAGGTTTTTCAGTGTGCCGGACATTTCTCGGATAGCGTCTCCCTGCGTTTCACCATGTCCATTGCCATTGCTGTTACCACGAATGAAATGCCCTAGATGATGATTAGGTAAAGTAAACGAGCTAAATCCGTTCCCTTCACCAAAATACATTGCGTACTTCATTGGCTCCGCATCCTTCAAGGCTTGACTGACGACTAACCCTGTTTTTTGAGCGTATTGCCAAAGAAGTGCGTCAGTGGTTCTTGATAACGCGCCGCCTGTCAGCTCAATCCACCCTTGAACAGAACCGGGAAGGTGAGACTCCCATATTTCACCCACTCGCAGTGCCAACAGTTCTTTTTTGAGATTAGCAAGGTGTAGCTCATTCAATTCAGTTTCCGTCACAAACTCACTGTGCTTAAAAATGACCTCTCCAGCTTCACCCGAAATCGCCGCTTTGAGTGTCACCATGCCGCCAATGCCTTTCGGCAGCGCAACTTTTGGAGTAGAGCACTCGATCACGGATTGATTACTGCTATCAAGCACATGGATTTGATGTAGGTACTCATCAAAATGCTGCTCAATGGGCAGGTTTAAGATAAAGGTTAAAACGCCATTGTCATCGTAGTAACTGGTTTCAATGGTGCTCTCGTAGAATGAAGTCAGTGATTCACTCGGAGCGTCATGGGTTAACGCGCCAATGAGCCGATACTTGGTTACAGTATTTTTCAGCTCACTGTTTAATATGTCTATCCCGTGCTGAGTCGGAATAGCTTGCAGTGTGCTCATTCGGTGTCTCCTATTTCAAGTTGCCAAGTAATGGCAGTGCGGCACAAGATTTGAGTTTCAGCCTCTATGTCTAACTGTGAGCTCAACTCTGGTTTTATCGTTAAGGTGGTAGCCTGTTCAAATTGGGGGGCGGCTTCCAATGGGTAAAGCCAGTGAAACTCGGTATGAGGTAATCGGACGTTTTCAAATGCGTTAATGGCCGCGCCATTGTCATAGCTGAATAGGTTAATCAATATCAGATTGGGCCTTTTTACATCGTCATACACCAATCCGTTTGAGCCCATCGTTCCAAGCAGGCTTTGATAGTCGCGAATCTTCCAACCAAACCCTTGCTCTTCAAACTCGGTTAAAAGTGATAATTCAATATCGTCATGGGTTTTCTTAAAGTCTTTCGCGATACCATTAATGGTATTGGTCAGCTCTTCGTTCTCGGTGTCTTGCCAGTATTCACCTTGAGGCAGTAACCCACGGTAAGCGTCAGCAAAATCCCCTTCGCTGTATTCAATGATTAAGTCGGAGGTGTCCATGTGACGGCTCCTAATACATGAATCTGGTTATTGTCGATAGCCACTTCGCCCACAGGTGCTTTGACAATAAAGTTGTTGGTGACGGTTGAAATGACTAACACAATTTCAGTGTTGGTGATGGACTCAGGCTTTTGGGTTTTTGGGTCTATCTTGCCCATTTTCCCTTTGACAAAGTTTTCAAGGGCCGTGACCACATCATCACGAATCGCTTGGTCTTCAATGCCTTGAATCTCTATAGCGAGCGGCGCTTTTTCTGGGAGATGAGCAAACGGATGACAACCAGCGAGTCTGTTAGATTCAAAGGTTGTTTGAACAAGATTGACCACTTCACTACTTAGCGTTGGGTCGTTCTCACGTGCGCCAATGTAGACTTCTACCATGCCGCGCTCTGGCGTGTTATCGAGTGCCCAAGCAAAATCAACATCAGAGTGAGCCGACACTGCCCATACTTCGTAATCTTCTGACTTGCCGATCAGCTCGTTCTTCTCGAATGCCACAATGACTCGCGCTCGCCAGTGCTCTAATTCTTCAATATCTGCACCACCTTCAATACCAAGCGATAAGATATTATTAGGGTCGATACCGTTTAGTCCTTCAGTGAGGGTGAGCTTGGCGCCATTTAGTAAATTACTGGTTGTCCCCGATTCAAGCGCAATGACTTCTACAGGCACGTTGCTGTACTGCTCCTTAGTGGTTTCATACTCTTTATCACCGGAGGTTAGGCGAGTCCCTTTCGCGATCACTACGGTTCCACCTAGCTCAGTAAACTGCACTGCACCTTTTGCAAAGGTAGGTAGTAGGCGTGGTGTGTTGTGGCGATTAGCATGCAGGTATAGCCACGCTTCAGAGCAGGTTTCAGGGTGCAGTTGTCTGAAAAGCAAATCTTGATAACCATATTGCCCATAGCTGACGCCAGCAATAGCAGAGGCTATTGCTTTGGTGGCTGGATTACTTTGCCCTGTTTCTGCTGTCAGGTTGGCTTCAGCACGAGCGATTAAGCTGTCAAGGCTCACTTGTGTACTCATTTATCTACCTTCGATAGTGGGACATCAAATGTGGAGCCGTTCGTCAGGGTTATCATGACATTACGGCCCATTTGATTTGGCTTCTCTCTCCAAACAGTGACTTCAATGGTCTTGGCGTGACCTTGTTGAATTAACCAGGCGAGAGCTTCTTCATAAAAACGTTTAGCAAGCCTTAAGGTTTCGTCAGTCAATTTGGCTCGTTTGAGAGTCCAATCACGAGAGCCAACAATCTCTATCAGTTCATTGCTCCAAGTACCGCCGCGCTCATTGTTGTCCATTCTGGCGCGGTCATTCTTGGTTGACTCAGCGTAGTTGTAGACGCTTTGCAGAACCGCATGAGTCATTCCTTCTTTGGAGTCCACCGACTCGGTAAGCGCGTTCAATTTAAAATGGCTCATGCTTTGTTAGGCTCCCGTGTCGTTTTGATTGCGCTGTCGTCTTCATAGTCGTGGTCGTGTGTCTCGACTTTAACGCCGCCGAACGTACCAGACTGACCACCGACAGAGCCTGCAACTTCTGCATTCTTCGCCACACTCAGGTTACCGCCTATATCTACATCATTAGAAAACGTGGTTTTGTCAGCGATCACGTTCACCTGTGGCGCTTTGATAGAGACTTCATTCGCGGCTACAACATCGACCTTACCTTGGGTTGCGCAGACTTTAATGCCTTCCTCGGTTTGATGGATTAAGTTGCCCTTGTCATCGAGCATGGCGACCTCACCGGGCTTTAAGTCGATTTGGTAGCGCTCATCTTCCACATTGACGGTAATACCACGCGCGGTCACACCACCGATAAACAGGTTGTAAGCCTTGGCCTCTGGTAGTGGTCGGCTCATAAAGCCATAGTTGTGGACGCGCTTAATTTGGTCATTGGTGCGGCCTGTTGCCGTTCTGATTTGCAACATACCCGTAGTGGCACCTGTCACCGTACCTGTTCCGATCACGTTCTTGATGCGAGCCATTAACCGCTGTTGTTGCTGGCGCTGAGCACTAGACATTGCTTTGCTCCTTAAACGGTCTGACCAACTCAACGGAAGTGCTCGCGGCGCTTTCGGACACCGATAGGCCAAGAGACTTAATCACCAACATTTCACTAAAACTCTGCTCTTTGTCGATCACTCGAATCACTCGGTTTAATCCATTAATCGCAAGCTGCGGAAATATATCTGCGACAGACGTTGAAGCAGTCAGGCTTTCCGCTGTGGCTAAGTTACGTTCATATTTGGCGCGAGATAAACATGCCGCACTGCTTTGCAGTTGGTCACAAGTGATCACCATAGTGCGCGAGCTATCAATGCTTGGGCTAGTGACTTGAGCGCTGGCATCATCCCACTGGCCCTGCACATCAATGGTATGAAACTGCTTATTGAAGGCGCGTTTTAACTTTAAGCTGTCTATGTTGTTGCCTGTTTCAAGGCCAACATTGCTAATCGTTGCATGCGCTGTGTTCTCAATAGTCAGTACACCATTTCGCTCGATGAGCATGTAGCCTTGTTCACGGATGAGCTGAGCAACATTTTCAACCGGAGACTCGGCGTTAATCTGAAACTCTTCAATCTTCGGCATGCCTTTAACGAGGCTCTTTACCCCTAAACCAAATGGCTTAACCAGCTTTCTAAGCAGCTCTTCAACGTTGAGGTTGTACAGCGCATCCATAGTGATGCGCGAATCAATCATGTTGGCGCTCTTGGAACGTCCGACTATTGGCATAGTTAAAGCACTTGCGCCTGTCTCGTTTTCTGCCTCATCTATCTGACCGATTAAGATGGATTGGTCATTGAGAAAGAACTCTACCGAAAACGGGCGATCAATGTTTATGGGTTCAATCGAGCAGTTGAATGTGTGGGCCAATTGCTCTGTTGAGTAGTTCAAATTGGCTTGGTAGAAAGTATGCTGCTTTCCGTCAATGTACATCGTGAGTTGATTCATCGTGCATCCCTTACCGCGATATCACCACGGATAAATAAAGGGTGCTGAAGTGCATTCATTTTGATAATGACGTTCTCATTGGTGTACTCGTCATGGGCAATAGTTAGCGCTGACTTAAAGCGAGGTGAATGCACTGTTCTGTGTGCTTTGGTTCCCTCTGCAACTTTGTCGTTCTGAGCCTGAACATTGCTTTTTAGTGATGTGAGTGCGTCATAGATCTCTATGCTTTCTTGCGTAGAAACTTGAGTGGTTTCCTTGATGCGGTCATCAACGCTGACAATGAGAGTTGAGAGATCACTTTGAATAATCTCTGGTTGCTTTTGGGCTAGGGTGATCTCAAAGCTGTCATTGGCTTCTAGGTCAGTCACGTCTTTACTCATCTTCACTGCGCCCGTCACCATCTGTACGTTGTGGTGGTTGGCTGGGCTATCGGTTTTTACTTCGCCAAGCATCAAAGCTTGAGCACTGCGTGAGTTATCGACGGCTTCACTCTCAGAAGCTGGCTCTGATTGAACACCTTCAGACACCGTATCCACAGCGCTAGAAAACAGGTCAGCGAACTCAGCAGGGTTAGTGCTCAAACTGCTCACGGCAGAGAAGGCTTCATTTATCGCTAGGTTAATATCTTGCAGCGAATCATCGGCTAGGTTTAGGCGATTAGTAATATCAACCAACACATTGAGCGCACTGGTTGCGTTGTTTTGTACTTCGTTGATTTGAGAAACATCCAGCCCTTTCACTTCTTCAACAAATGATTGCTTAGACAGGCTTTCTACGATTTCAGCTTGTGCTTTGGTGCGTACTGTTGTCGGTGCAGTGATGGAAGGCGAAGTACCGGCACAGACAAACTTCAGACTCAGCGTCACTAAACCTTTCTTGGTGTTAATACTGAGGGAATGTTCCTCGAACACTAGCACCAACTCTCCTAACCAGGGATGCTCGAGTTCTCCTTTTGGTTGCAGCTCCAGGCTTTCAATGAATGCATTGGCGTCAGCTAGTGATCTTGCACCTACGAATATAGATTCGATAGTAAATGTTCGGGCTTTGGTGCCCATGACTTTGATGTGCGGTAGTTCAGCGTAGGGGATTTCACTCACTTGTAGACGCTTACCACCATCAAAAGAGGTAGACAGGATGTTGAGCTTCAGCCCATTCCATCTAGCGTGCTCGTGTTGTCGTTCCCACATCAATAGCCTACCAATCGAAGAAGAAGTTTGGAGTTTAAAGAGCAGAGATTATTTAGCTGGTGAAAGTGGGCTTCCAGCCCTTGTTCGGACTCACCCCTCCCCCCGCGCTAAAATTCCGCACTGTAATTTTGCGATCCTTAAAGTGATCGCGTTTCGGTAGGGTTAGTAAAGCATAGCCCCCGATGTATCTACACCGAGGGCTGTTTTAGATGGACAATTTAGAGATCGTCGGAGATCGCTTTTGTTCACTTTATCCGATGCATTCATTGTAAATATGTATCTTGCTATTTTTATTCAACGGATCTTAATATATTTTCATGTAATCAATATCTTATAAAAACGCCGCCAAAAACAGCTGCTAATGATTAGGCTACAGTAGTCTTGAGGTGACAAGATAACTCTCTCTTAAAGAAAAGAATCAATTTTGGAGAAAACAATGAACACCTTTAACAACAAAAATGTAAACGTCAACAATGCGATAAATGCCAATGTTATTGAAGGAAACGTTACCCAGACTTACCACGAGAAGAAGCCCGATTGCATTAACTTGGTGCTTGAAGGAGAAAAAGTGCATCTAAAGCACATAACCAAAAGTAAGTACGAACGACAACAGAACAGCTTCAAATATGGTATCGGTGCGTCACTTATAATACCGTCATTTCACTTGTTGGGAACCGCTATCACAACCTTACAAGGCTTTATTTGGTCAGCACAGATTTCAGCGATTCTACTCTTATTATGCATTCTAGTTACCTTTATTTTATCGACGGACTATATCGACATACGTTTCAGGAAAATAAACAACAAAAAAGATGGTTTACACTGGATTGATCAGCACTGTTTTATTGAAGAAAACAAAGCAGGTTATGATTTCTACCGCTTTGAAGCAAACTGCATTTACCCCAATTGTACAGGAAAAATCATACCTCACGTGGCACCGCAACGCACACAAATACGACATTTCAGCGCCTGGGCAGTTTGCTCCTTGTGCGGAAAAGAGCATTCATACGGTGTAGACAGTCTTGGCAACGCAACGAAGTTTAATGTTGATTGGCAACCTCTTGAGAAAAAAAGCTAGCGATTCATTATGGCGAGTTAAATCAAGTAAACATCTCAACTTGATCCAAATCCCCCTTGCACAACTCAGGCTGCAGTTCTGGATCAGGTTTGTCGCCACTAGGTTCAATGATTCGATGCACTGAAGTATAAGTGACAAAAACGGTACCGCAGTTAAGGTTGAGACACTGACAATACGCTTCTCGCGTTTCTTTACTCATCGCCCGGGATGTAGCAATGCGGGCTTTGCTTTCACATTTTGGGCACGTGATTAACATGGCAACTCCTTTTCAGTAATTGCGCTTAAAGCCTGAATTGCGGGCTTTCGACTTCATCAGCCATTTCAATAATCGCCTTAATCGCTTCTACTTTCTCGCTATCAAGCTCGCCTTGATTGTCAGCAACAACTAATCCCATTAAGTAAGCACCTGCCTGGGCGCGGTTTTCACCGTTAGTACTCAATGCGACCCCGTCGAGAATTAGCTCCAGTGCTTGCTGGAAAAGCTGTTTTTTATTAGACATATCAATATCCTTACCAATAACACTCAAAATATACTGTATATTTATACAGTTTTCTACCTGTGTTTTGGTGTCTATGTCACTGTATAAGGACTTGAAGGTTCAACTAGTACGGCGACTCTAAAAGTCGCCGTGTAATACAACTTTATTCGGATTAACTATTTACAAGTTAAGATGTGCCAGTTATTACTTCCTTTTAATTGTAATTGGCTAGTTGAAGCCTCAATCTCCACTTGAGTAAAGCGGGTTGTAATCACGCCCAAGTTGTTTCGAAAGATAATATCGCCATCATTAATATCCCAAGATGTTTCATTAGGATTTTGATAAGTCAAAGTCCCATTCCAATTCAATTTTACATTTGGGTCAAGGAGCTCTCCGTTAGCGTTGGAAAACTCCCAGGTACACTTGGTTGCGATGTCATGGAGTGTCGTGGCACCAAGACTTCCAGATAGCAGCAGACTAGCTACTCCTAGTACAACTATTTTGTTCATACGGATTAAGCCTCTATGTTGATTATAGGAATAACTGACTCAATCTATCGATTAAATAAATAAGATATTCAGTCAGTTAGACATATAATACTATCAACTATATTAGGACAACAAGATAGTGCACACCTGTCGGGACATTAATCACAAATATATATACAAGAGCAACCCCAAATCACAATTACATATGCATTGTTGGTGCATTTGTTTGCTCAAGGTGTTGATGAGTACGTACAAGGAGAATTTCTGGTTATGTAGAAGGTATTGTATTTTCCCATCGGTACGATATCCACTCCAGCAAAAGCCATTAATCCCCGCCACTAAACGGATAACAACCGCCCATTTCTTAGCTGGACGGAAACATATTTGTCTATCGGTACTTTCGCACCGAGCTGCAGAGGTCTAATAAGACATTTTACGCCTTGTGAACTCCATCCTGTCATACGCCTGAGTTGCTCAATTAGCTGCGAGTTACAGTTATTTTCAGTGCTCCAAGGGGAATCGCTCCGCGCTTCTTGAAGTCGCTTCACGTCTTTCTGCTTAACTAAACTGTAGCTCTCGCTGCAAGTTTCAATTAACTGACCAAACCAAGAAAAGCCGATGACTTTCTTGGTCTTTTCCCCGTATTGGTTTTGCTTTGCTTCATATTCGATTTTCGCCCCAACCGCTAACCGGCAAAACAAAGACCATTTTGATGAATCGGCTGCTTGTCTGAGCTCTTCGAGTTTAGGGTCAATAGAGGTTTGGTTGGGTTGAGCGCGTCGAAGGTTTCGCCACAATGAAACTGGTTCTCCACCGAACTGCTGGAACTGGCGAATACGATGAGTTGAAGCCCAAGCTCGAGCCCGATACGCCCACTCTTCTGCTTCGCCTTCAGGCATGTGTTTACCGTTAATATTCTTGGAAACATACTTGGCAATATAAGCTGTCGCGCTTCCTTTGGTTGGGTCTTCAACTTTTGCATCAAAGCGAATGTTGATGTTAGAGCCTAACTCATCTCTATCTTCACTGATTGCACGTTCTCTTAAAATAGAGATGATTTTGTCCTTGTCCTCAGGAGCACAGAAAAGAAAGTAATGAGCGTGACTTGTGGCGTCCTGATGTGGCTCTGCGACTCGAAAGCCAAAGTAATCAATATCTAACTTAGCCAGTTCCGCGCGTCCAATTGCCCATTTTCTCATGAGTTCCTTGTGGCCTTCTTTTACTGTTGCCCCATTCCACTTAGCTGAATTGCGATGGTACTTACTTGGCAGTGTCCAGGTCAGGAACAAAGCGACATAACCTAAATCTTGTGCAAGCTCTTCGAACCCACGCGAGCGAACCATCATCTCTATACGACGATTCTCTGGGTTTGCCGTAGTTCGCTTTACTACATCTTCCAGCTTAAACGCCTCTCCAGTCTCATCATTCATGACAGCCATCGACTCAACAAATCGCTTAGCTTCTCTTTGCTTTTGCATCCAGTTTGAGAAAGACACAGCGCTAACATATGGCTTTTGATATTTCGATTCACCGACGCGGTCCAAAGTGATTTGAGCATACTCTATGTACTGAGCTCGCAAGTGAGTGAGCCGGCCTACTATCCAGCCTTCGCTTTGCATTTTTAGAATGGCCACTTGCAGGTCTTGCTCAAGCTCTTCTGGCTTCTTATTTCTCTTAGAAAAGTTAACGTGCGGAGGAGTGATGAAAATCTCTTTGAGGTTTTTGGCCTGTTGCTCGTACACATGTTCTAAAGCATCCAGAAAACTATCGAACTGCTCTCCTAAATCTGGGTCAGACATTGCAATTGACGCTTTGTCTGAATATTCCTTTGCTAGCTTTTTTACAGCGTCATCCCGCATTAAAATGGCGTGTGTAAGAGGTCTAGATTTCGCACCATTTCTGAAATCAACAAAAGGGAATTTGTCTTCGAGGAAGTGGGATTGTTTGAGGCCAAAATTGACCGCATCTTCTGCAGCCCTGACTAGATTTTCGCGAGTTGGATTTTTACGTCCCATCCGCTGGACGACTTTGCGCTTAATGTCATTTCTGATCAATTGAGGAAGTCTGGGAAAGAAACGACGAGTGAAAGAAGAGTATTTAACAATGTCACTAGCTTCTCCTAACTCTCGTTGTTTCTCGAGTGCTTCATCGACTTCAACTTGGTTCATTGGTCGACTGTCCGTTCATAGATGCCAAAAAGGTGTTTGCCTCTTCCGCAAAGAATCGGCAATCCGCGATTTGACGCTCTAGGTCTGATGTTGTTAAACCTGCATTTTTTGTAATGTCGATACCCGTTTCCAAACAATCGGCGGCTTCCACTAAACGATCACGTAAAAAGCCTAACAACGTAATGCTTTGAGTGAATGGGTTCTCTTGTATTGGCTGATTTGAATTGAGTTGGCTATCCATGTTTCCCTCCTTCGCTAAGACCAATTGCGTTTGATTCGTTTAGCGCGCTGATTGATAAGTGCTCGTTGATATGAGCTTTCTGCTTGTTCATATTCCTTGCGCAGGCTTGAAAGCATGCCCTCCCTCACTTGCGCTCGAACTTGTTGGAGCTTCTCAAGCCCTCGTTCTTTGTCTTCCTTTGACAAAGAGTGATGCGGTAGATCCGGGCAAGGCATATGGCATGGGTCGCTATAAACTGGAATAGTCATATTTGAACTAACTCCTGTGTATCTACGACGATAAATCCCCCCTGCCCCTCGCCTTCACTCAGCACACCATGGCGAACGTGGTTGCATTTCAGTTGCTCGCAGGCTTGGCCAACGGCATCGTCTAGGGATTCAAACTCTCCAAGAGCCGTTGTTTCGGGCTCTTGAGTTTCTTCGTGGCGCTTCATCGCGCCATCACCAAAAAGGCGGATTGCTACGTATTGCATTAAGCGTTCTCCTTCTTGGCGATAAGCATCTTCAATACATCGCCTGCTTGCACGTGCATATCTCTCCACAAACGAATGTGGGTGCTTTGGAGGTGTTGCTGCCCTTCCACAGGGTTACTTTGGTATTTACCGATGTTCAGCGCAGCGACATTCTGGAGGTGTAAAGCTTCTTCAGGGGTGTTGATTTCAATCGTAATCATTTCGAAACTTCCTATCTGTTTTCTTCAGTTAACTCAGCCCAGGGACTGGCGCACCGTTGGCAACAAAATCCACTCCCATCGCGAGGAAGGGAGACACGCCTTTAGTGCGTTCTTCGAGATCACTAATCAAAAGCACGAGGTTGCCGATACTGGCTTGTGCTTTCTGAATAATGTTGTGTTTGTTGGTACGGCTTAGCCGTGTGTTTCCAGCCTGGTCCAAAGCCATTTGAGATAAGTCACCCGAGTGGATCGAGTTCTCTAAAGCTCGTTTGATGAAGGTTTCTTCACTCGCATTGAGTGGCACATGCGCCGTTACAACGCCTAACCCAAGTAAAAGGCTATTCACTATGGTGTGATTACCACTCACTTTGGTTATGGCGATGAGCTCAACACAAGTCAGAACATGTGGTTGTTCTGGATTGAGCTTGTTACGAAGCATTGTTGGGCTCATGCCGGTGCTCTCGGCCAGCTTAGTCATATTCTCTGACTTCGCAAATGAACAACACGCTTCGTTAAATGCCAATTGTTTCGTGCCAATAAATTCGCACATTGAGTCACTTTCGTTCATAGCCAATACTCAATTGCATACCAAGGAGATGAGAGTGAAACCCCAACCGACGATATTAAGCCATAACGGGCAATACTCTTTGGTTGGAACCAGAGACGAAAAGCACATGGTTTAACCTAAATTCTGCATCGCTTCACGTGTAGCCATTTCTAGCAAGGCAACCATGTTGATCAGCGGTGTTTCCTTAGGTTTTGACTTGGCTTTGATAGGCAGGCGACCATCAGAGACCCAGTCCATAATTGTACGTTTAGGCATACCCGAGAATTGCGAGTATTGGTCATAGGTCATGAAAGGCGTGTTTAGGACTACTTGATATGAAAGCATAGTGGTATCCTTGTAAGTTATTGATTGTTTAATTTCGGGTGATTGAGTTGCAGTTCGCACCCGATTTCATTTGGAATTATTGATCGCATATGGAATCTTGTCAATTCCCAATTCGACCGCCAGAGTATGTAGGTGGGAAAGAAGTTATCGAAAGGTTGATGCAGGCCACAAATACCAGTTCTAACCAAGCGTTAGCTGATGCCTTTGGTTTACCTAAATCAACCGTTGGTACATGGCGACATAGAAACTTAGTCCCCTACGAAATTGTAATTCGATTGCATTTGGAAACAGGCATCTCCATAAAATGGTTAACACTCGGTCAGGGCGAGCCATACGAAAGCTCAAGTGAGCACACTCATATTTCAAAGAAAAACGAAGCTAAGCAAATTTTCGACGCTGACTGTTTTCGAATAGAGGAAGGGAAACTCGTAAATCAAGGCACACTTGCTTTGGATAAATCGGTGCTTGAGGAAATCGGTGTTGTAAATGTACTGGCATTAAAAGGCGAATCTATTACCTATCTCGTAAACACAGAGTCTAGTCAGGCCGTAAGCGGCACCTACCTAGTTGATATGGACGGCCTACTATCTCTAAACGAAATTCAACGCCTACCAGGTAAGAAGCTAGCGATCAGCTTTAATGGCTCAACTCTGACTGTTGAAGAGGGTGAAGTTAAGGTTGTAGGTAGAGTTGTATTGGTTTTGGAAAAGATTTAACACCTCAAATTCAAAATATATAAGTTAAGGAATAAGTCAGAATGGCTCCCAAGAAATCTAACCTCGTCAACTTAGACGCTATGATAAAGAGGGCAGACTTTGCCAGCGAAGAAGATAAGGACGGTCCTTCTTTTGAAACCTTCCCAAACATTCCAGCTAGAGAGCTTGCTTCCGGAAGTCCAACATCCGCTCTCCTAAGAAAACCTGATTTCCAAAGAGAAACCAATCATTGGGATCCGGAACAGGTAGTCTCCTTGCTAGAGTGCTATGTAAATGGAGATCTTATTCCATCTGTCATTTTATGGATGTCTCCATCATACTTATTCGTAATCGATGGTGGACACCGTTTGAGTGTACTTCGTGCTTGGATTGAAGACGATTACGGGGACGGTTTTGTTTCACAAAAACTATTTGGCCACGATATTCCAGTTGAAACTAGAAGAGCAGCGGAACGAACCAGAAAGCTAGTTAATGAGCGAGTGGGCTCTTGGGCTCATTATAAGAAATTGCTAGAAGATAGCGATAACGAGAATATAACACCGGAGGTTAGACGTAAGCTAAGTACGTTGACAGCCAGAGGTCTTCCAGTCCAATGGGTAAAAGGCAACTCAGACAAGGCTGAAGATTCATTTTACAACATAAACCTTAAGGGAACTCCACTGGATCCTATTGAGGAACTGTTGTTGAAGAATAGGCGAAAACCAGTACCAATAGCAGCTAGAGCTGTTATTCGAGCAGGTAAAGGACATAAGTATTGGTCATACTTTAGTGAAAATGCTGAGATTATTGAAAATTTGTCTGTTCAGTTGCATAAACTGCTATTTGACCCTGAAATCAAGCGCCCAATTAAAACACTAGACCTTCCTCTTAGTGGTTCAAAAGGTATACGCACTGCACTACATATATTGCTAGAATTTATACTCATTGCAGATACTAACTTTCAAACTAAGCCATTAAAGATTGAGTCTTATGACGATGACCTTGATGGTAGCGCTACTATCAATGTACTTAAGAAAGCAAATAAACTTGCAGCTCGCATTACAGGTAATGGCGACGGAAGTTTAGGTCTGCATTCAGCAATTTATTTCTATGGGCCGACAGGTCGTCATTCTAGTATGATGTTCCTCGGAACAATTACGTTGTTTGCTGAAAAACTATCAAGAAATGATAAAACCTTTTTCAAAAAGTTCACAGATATCAGAGCAAAACTCGAAACGCTTTTGATTGAAAACAAAGATTTAATTGCAACAGTTGTAAGTAAGCATGGTAGTAATAAGAGAATAAGCGCGTACAAATCTATCTTAGAAAGCATTATTGAATCATTAATTAATGAAAAGAGTTTGACTGAAGACGATATAATTAGTTTTTCTGGTTTAAGCGGAAAAGTGGTC